AATGACGGTAGCACAGACGGCACTCAATGCAGTTATGAACTTGTGCCCGATTATTTTGATTGTGACACTGATTGCCGGACTGATTGCAGCAGGTATCGCACTATATAAAAATTGGGATAAGGTCAAAGAAAAACTGTCCGAATTGTGGGGCAATATCAAAGAGAAATTCGACAAAATCAAAGAGACCATCACGGGAGCATTCACGAAAGCGAAAGAGGCGGTCACAAATAAGGTCAAGGAAATCGGCGACAACATAAAAAACAGCACAATAGGACAAGCTGCATCGAAAGTATTCAACGGCGTAAAGGACACGGTTCATAATGTCATGTCGGCAGCGACCGAAACGGCAAAGGAAAAACTGGGGAACATGAAAACCGCCTATGAAGAAAACGGAGGCGGTATCAAGGGCGTTGTTGCTGCCGGATGGGAGGGAATCAAAGGATATTATTCAGCAGGATTCACATTTGTTGATAATTTGTCCGGAGGAAAACTCTCTGAAATCAAAACAAAATTCTCTGAAAAGACATCGGAAATCAAGACAAATGTTTCCGAGGGTTGGGAGAATATGAAAACCTCCGTCACAACAAAAATGACGGAATGGAAAACCAATGCATCAAACAAACTGAATGAAATCAAGACGAATTTCTCAACAAAGGTTTCAGACATCAAGTCAAATGTTTCGACGGGATGGGAGAATATGAAAACCACGGTCACGAATAAAATGACCGAATGGAAAAACAATGCATCGAATAAATTGATGGAAATCAAGTCCGGATTCTCATCAAAAGTTTCGGAGATAAAAACGAAATGGTCAACGGATTTCACGAATATAAAGGACAAGGCAACCTCACTCATGGAGACAGCAAAGTCCAATGTGTCAACGAAACTAAACAACATGAAATCCGCATACAGTGAAAAAGGCGGGGGAATCAAGGGAATCGTGTCTGCTACGTTCACGGGCGTAAAGGACACAATGAACTCTCTCATGAGTAGAGCGAACACTCTGACGGGTGGAAAACTCGACAGCATCAAGTCGGCGTTCTCCTCAAAAATGGGAGCAGCAAAGTCAACCGTGTCATCGGTGCTTGATGACATCAAGGGAGCATTTTCGTCAAAACTTGAGAGTGCAAAGTCAACCGTTTCAAGCGTGATTGAAAAAATCAAGGGCGTGTTCAATTTCAAGTGGTCATTGCCACATTTGAATTTGCCACACATCAGTGTGTCCGGAGGTGTCGCACCGTTCGGAATTGGAGGAAAAGGTTCACTCCCGTCATTCTCGATTCAGTGGTATAAATCCGGCGGTATTATGACAAATCCGACTGTGTTCGGAATCAACGGCAACAGCCTCATGGTAGGAGGCGAGGCGGGTGACGAGGCAATCTTGCCACTTGCGGAATTTTACAACAAATTGAACAGCATCCTTGACAAGAAACTTGATGCAGTTCAGAAATCACAAGTTGTGTATGTGACAAATCACACATACATTGACGGCGACGAAATCGCAAGCAAAACCGTGTCAAAGGTAGATGCGGAAATGGTAACAAATAAACGAAAAGGGAGGTAAAACAGGGCGATGAAAATAAACGGAATAGACATCAAAAAATACGATGCAAAGCAGTTGACCGCCGATGTGCAGCCTCCCTCTTTTTCTAATTCATACGAATGGTTGACGGGTGCAGCACTGCCGACGGAATTTGAGACAGAGGTTCAGATGGGCCATTTGAAACTGTCAATATATTTCAAAGGCAAGGACAGGAACAACATCATCCGTGCTGCATCGGAGTTCATGAGCAATTTCACAAAGGCTTGCAAGATGGAACTCGACGGCTACAAAGGAACATACATCGGATTCATCACAACAAATGACTATGAAAAGAAAAACGTGAAACAGAGGTACATTGTAAACCTCGAATTTGACGGCTTTTTCGCCGATGACGACCTCTCAATCACATTCGACGGGAAAACCTCTGCATCGTTCTATAAAGTGGGTACAAGAGACGCTCCGTGCGTTGTGGAGGTATACGCAAAGAGTGCCTTGACGAATTACACAATCACCGGACTGGGAGAGGATGACATCATCATTGAGAGTTTGGCAGCAAGAAAGACGGTTGTGATAGATGCAAAGACAGGACTTGTGACAGTCGACGGGGCAAATGCATTCGACAAGGTGAACATGTGGACGTTTCCAGTATTAAAGACCGGAGAAACAGCACTCACATTCTCCAACACAAAGGCAAGAGTGACTGTCAGATACACGCCTATGTGGATTTAGGAGGCGAGAGCATTGCAGATTTTTAATGACAAAAAGAAAAGAATCGGAACATTGTCCGGATTCAAGAACAGGGAAATCACCACGACACTGGATTCCGGAGACAAAGAGTTGTCGTTCAGTTATCCGACGGCGGGAGCATTGGCTGACCTGCTAAAAGAAGAATATTATATACGCACCAAAACGGACGAATATGTCATCAAAGCGGTTGAAAAGGGAGAGCAGTTCAACAAATACACAGCAGTCCTCAATGTCGAGGAGTTGGAGGGAACGCCGTTCCCGTATGGTTTTGAATCACAGGAGCAGACAATCAAGGCGTGTCTTGAGTTTGCGTTCGAGGGTACGGGATGGCATGTCGGAACATGCACCGTCAAAAAGAAAAGAACCATCGACGAGCAGGAAAGCGTCACGGCATGGGATGTCCTGCAAAAGTGCCTCACGACATATCGTTGCGAGTGCATCATCCACTCTCTGACAAAAACAATCGACATATATGACCGGATAGGAAGTGACAAAGGTTGCTATTTCATGGAGGGGTTGAATCTCCGGAAAATATCATTGAAGTCGGACACATACGATTTTTACACAAGAATCTATCCGATAGGCAAGGACGGCATCACACCGGAATGGTTGACCGGAAAAGATTACATCGACAATTTTCAGTACAGTTCCAAAATCAAGGCGTATGTTTGGAAAGACGAAAGATATACCAATACCACAAGTCTGATTGAGGATGCGACAGCAAAGATTGAGGAAATGTCAAGACCATACAAGGCATACACCGCAGAGGTGGTCGACCTTGCGAAAGCATCAGAGGAATACAAGGACATTCTCTCATACGGAATCGGAGACACGGTCACGCTTGTGTCAAAGAAAACGAGGACGAGGGAAAAACAGAGGATTGTAAAAATCACTGAATATCCGGAAACGCCAAAAAAGAACACGGTTGAGATTTCAAATGCGAGAAAGACATTTGCGGAAGTCCAAAAAGAGGAGACGGCAGCAGCGACAGACGAGGCAATTTCAATCGCAAATAACAACACAAAAAAAGTGTTGAAAGATGGATATTACACAAAAAGCGATGTTGAATCACATATCACCGCAGCAAAAGACGAAATCAATTTAGGAGTGTCAAAGACCTATGAGACAAAGACCTCCGTGTCGGAGAAGATTACCGCAGCGAATAAGACGGCACAGGATGCAGCCAATGCAGCGGAGAAGAACGCTAATGCAGCGACCGACGAGAAGTTGACAGAGTATTCGACTACAGAGGAGATGAAAACGGCAATCGACATGAAAGCCGACGAAATCAATTTAGGAGTGTCAAAGACCTATGAGACAAAGACCTCCGTGTCGGAGAAGATTACCGCAGCGAATAAG